GCCTCGCTCATCGCGATAGCGACGGCCTGCTTGCGGCTCGATACTTCCGGCCCCTTCTTGGAGCCGCTGTGCAGTGTGCCTGCCTTGAACTCGTGCATCACCTTGCCGACCTTGGCTGCGCCATGCACCGCGCCGCCCTTGGCGTAGCCACCTGCGATCCAGACGGTCTTGCTGCTGTCCTTGAAACCCTTCATCAGCGGCCTCCTGCCATCCAGTTGCGGGCGCCGTCCATCGGCTGCGCCATGTCGTAGCGGTTACGGTCGAACATGCCCGGCCCCATCATGCCCATCTGGTCGAAGGTGGGGGTGCGGTTGGGCGCTGCGCTCTGGCCCGGATTGCCGCCGCCCTGCTGGCCTCCCCAGTTGAAGCCGCCGCCGAAGTGCGGCGGGCTCATGCTGCGGAACATCTCCTGAAGCTGCGGCGGCAGCATGGAGCCCCACGAGGGCTGGCCGCCGCCGCCCTGGTTCATGTCTGGGGCTCCCTGCGCGGTGGGCTGCCCTCCCTGCTGCTGCTGGGCCTGTGGACCGAATGCAGTCGCCCACGGGCTTGGTTGCTGCTGAACAGGAGGACGGGGTGCAGCCGCGCCCATACCGAGCGCGCCCATGCCACCACCGGCAGGCCGGGCAGCGAGTTGCGGCGGAGGCTGCGGGCCGCGCGCCGCCGACAGCGCGTCGCCGATCTGGGCCTGCGTGTTCTGCATCAGGGGCGCGATGGGGCTGGCTGGCATCCCCGCCGAGGCCTGTCCGATCTGGGGTGCGGGGAAGTAGCTGTAGGGGAGCGCTTGCGGACTGGCCGGTGTTCCCGGCCCGCCGAGGGGCTGCATGGTCTGCGGTGCGGCGGGGGTGGCAGGAAACATGGCGTTTGTAACTCCGTTGTCAGTTGCCGCTAGCTGCACCAGCAGGCTTGGGCTTCGCTGCAGGCTTGGGCTTCGCTGCAGGCTTGGCGGCGGCCTTGGGCGCAACGGGGTCGCCGTGCAGGGCTCGCAACGCGGTATCGGTCGTGCGCTCCCACTCGTCCTCGGAGAGGGTAACGGGGATCGTGGTGGACTTGCCGTCCTTCACGATGCTGATGTCGCGGGTAATGTTGCTCATATCTGCTAGGCCCTGTTGTCGCCGGACTGGACGACGGTGAACACGCCCGAGCCAGTTCCGCTGTTGATGAGGACGCGCGTGCCGGTCGGGATGGTGGTGTAGCTGCCTTGCCGGTCCACGGTTTCGGCCACCATATCGGCAGAAGTGTGGTCGAACCAGGTGGGCGACGAAGAGGTCGCCACCGCAAACATCGGATCGAGGGTCTGCTGGACGGTCCAGTTGATGGTGCCGGTCACAGTGACCTGCAGCGATACCTCCGGGCGGCCATGAATGTCGAGCGGGATCGGCTGCGTCGAGGCGACACCGTTGGTGCCGACCGTCAATGCCCCCGTGGTGGCCGCACTGACCGTGACCGAAGTGACGGTCTTGAAGTCCAGTTCGGTGTAGCCCGTCGTCGCATTTGGCCCGGTCACGGCCTCGGTAATGGTGTTACCGAACCAGTCGGTGCCGGTTATCGTGAAAGTCTTGGTGTGCTCGTCCGCCGCCGTGGTGATGAGCACCCGGCGAGCCACGTCGAGCACAGCGACGCCGCCCGTTACCAGAGCACCATTGAGCGTCAGCGCGCCCGCGCCAGCGGGGGTCTGACTCTGGCAGATGCCGTCAGCGTCCGCCGTAGCAAGCCCGCCGAAACTGACAATAATAGGCCGCATGGATCACCTCACACTGGGCGCTGGCGGGGATGCGGGCAAGAACGCCCCCGCCAGCATAGGAAACGTCATCAGGTCGGGTTGACCGCGATGCCCGAAGTTGCAGCGGTAACTGTCCCGCCGTCCACATAGACCTGCCCGCGCGAGGTGGCATCGGTGCCGAACTCGGTGATGCCGACCAAGGTGCAGTCCTTCATCAGCAGCAAGCCGCCCGCCGAAGCCGGGAGCGTTGCGAGGGCTGACATGGTGGTCGAGGTCGACTGGACGTTGTTGATGAACGCGCAGCGGTCGAACTTGGTCCAGCGGTCGATGCCGGAAGCAGCCGAGACGATGATGCCGAGCGGGGTTGCCGCCGAGGTCTGGAACGGGAAGTCGCAGCACTGGAAGGTGTTGCGCGTCGCGCCCGAGGCGAACTCCAGCGTGGCGTTGGCTACGGTGCGGGTCACGGTGTCGAGGCCGATCACGCAGTCGGTGAAGGTGTTCTCCGACGAGGTGATCTTGAGCGAGCGGGCTCCGGTGCCCTGTGCCGAAGCGGCATCGCCGAGGCCCTGGATGTTGACGTTGATATAGGCATTGCGGCCGCCGGCGTCGGTCCATGCGATCATCGAGGCATTGCCGGTCGAGAAGCCGCAGAACACGTCGAGGTTGGCGAACAGACAGCCCGCGCCCGTGACGTTGACAAAAGCCGTCGCGTTGAACGTGGCGGCGGTATAGGTGCCGGTGGGCGGCGCGATGCGCGCCCGGCCACCAACGCGGGTCGGCGCAGTGATGCCGATCAGGTGGGTGGCGTTCTTGTTCCACGTCAGTGTGCCGGTGGTCGCCGTGCTGTCGATGGTCTGCGCGCCAGCCGTCGAGAGCCGGGCCGTGCCGGTCGAGGTGCCGTCGCCGACGAGGAACACCACGTCGTTGTTGCCGCTGACGCACTTGGCAAGTGCGCCGTATAGCGTCGCAAGCGGCAGCTCGCTGCTGCCGGGGTTGCCGTCGGCACCGTTTACCGGGTCGACGAAGAAGTAGTTGCCGGTGAAGGGAAGGCCACCAAAGCCCCCCAGCACAGGAATACCGAAACTGGAAATCCCATTCGGGAAGGCGGTCAAGGTCATGGCGGTTGGCCCTTCAGGTTGGAAGTCGTGACGCCGGACCTCATATCACAGCGTCGGGGCCTTGGGAAGCGGGCTGTGCGCGCCAGAGCCAACGCTGGTGGCCGACGCCCAAAACCTTCTCGTAGCCGTGTTCTTCCGCCCATTCCTTCTCCGTCTGCCCTTTCGGGCGGTTCCGAGCGGCGTAGCGGAAGATGCGCTTGTCCTTGAAGGTGTACCAGTAGTCGGGGTTGGTGATTCCGTCCAGATCGAAACCCGCCGTCCGGTAGACGTTTCCGTCGCCCCAGCGCAGATCACAGTAGGACGTGATGATCTCGGGGTTGTGTTCGTTGACAAAAGCCTTGAACAGCCGTGAAAAGCCGCCCTGCACCCGCGCCTTGGAGGCGTAGCGCAGCAGCTCCCAACCTTCGCCCTTGAAGCGGTTCTTCCCGAACGACATGCAGGCCGCCAGCGCGCCCTCGTGGAAGAGCCCGTAAGCGGCTTCGGGGTTCGAGCCCGGCCCTTGGGTGTGGACTTCGCGGAAAAATGCCGCCGCCTCGGAGCGGCTGACCGCCCGCAACTCGCACTTCCGGGCCGCTACGGGCTCGGACAGTCCGAACAGGGAGCGCAGGCGCGCTTCAACCGCCAGGGGGTTCCCGAGCCACTCGAAGTCGAAAATCTGGATCAACCGGATGCCCGCCTTCTCGGCGCGCTCCCACTTCTCGCGGTGCTTGCCCCCAACGCGGGCCTGCGTGTGCCAGTAGGAGCCGTGGTATTCGACCCCGATCTTCAGCGCGGGAACCCAGATGTCGATGTGCAGACCACCCAACACTGTGCGGTTCTCACGCTCGACTTCGACGCCGAATCCCTCGATGAGCGCCGTGATCTGCTTCTGCGCGTTGGAGACGTTGCCGCCGCACGTCGGGCAGCCGTGCCCGTCCAAGTGCGAAAACGCCTTCTGCTCGAAGTCGCCGTGCTTGGGGCAATTCAGCAAAACGGTGTCGTGCGCGCCTTCCGGCAGCCGCAGGATCGAGTAGGCCCCCTCGTGGACCCGCGCTGCGCGCTCGGCGTAGGCGGCTTGGTAGCTCTCGTTGCGCGCCTTGCCGAAAGCCTTGCGCCGGTTCTCCCAGCACTGCGGGCAGCCGTGTCCAGTCAGGTGAGCGTTCGGCTTCTGCTCGAACGGGCCGTGCTCACGGCAAATAATCGTGATCTTGGTCTGGACGTTCGTGTAGTCCATCTGCGAGTAGTCATAGGTGTCCCCGTGGACTTTGCGAAAATCCGTGATGGGGTCGGACTTCTGGCGCTTGGCCTTGTAAACGTCTTTGCCGCACTTCGGGCAGCCTTGTCCGAGCGCCATGTGGTTCGCGGGCATCTGGATGAAGAACTCCTGATGCGTCTCGCACCAGATCGGTATCTTGACCTTGCTACCGTTCCACGCCGCGCGGGTTTCTGGCCTGCCGTAGTCGAGTCCGGCGTGCTTGGCGTTGATGGGGTTCGAGAAGTCCGTGCATTTCGCGACGAAGCTGTCGAAGGTGAGTTTGTGGGGTTGATCGGTTCTTGCCATGCGGCTGACAGTAGCGAAACACCCTTCGGGGTCAAGCGTTACTTTTCGAGGTAGGCGATGGCGGCGAAAAGTAGGTCGGGGTTGTGGCCGAAAGCGCCTATAGCGTTGTTGCATGATCGGCAGAGCAGCCCTCGAACTTTGCCGGTGTCGTGGCAGTGGTCAACCGCCAGAGAGATGTTACGCCCATGGATGACGGCGGTCTCCTCGCGCTCGCAAATGGCGCAGACGCCGTTTTGCTCTGCGTGCTTGGCCTTGTACCATTCTAAGGTGACACCGTAATTCTTACGGAGGTCCGCATCTTTCCCGTAGTCTCGGTTAGCAGCCCGTGTCTTTCGTTGCCACTCGCGCATATAAGCCGCTTTGTCGGCTCGACGTTCCGCGGATACCTGGGACTCTTTCCAAAAGAAATTGTTAGGCCCCCAAGGCTTACTCGGGTCTGGGCGCTGCCCACTGCATCGCGTTTCGGGTTTTACAGGCACTTCTGCCACAAAAACCCAAAAATCGGACAACCAATGTTCGGCGGTGTGTTTAGCGTGGCAGCGCCGAAGGTTCGACCACGTTCCGTAGGCAGGATGCTTCTCGCGCTTGCCCCAGTCTTTTGGCCGAGTTGGCTCTAGATCGCCGTGGCGTTCAACGCGCTTGCGGTGAGTGTCGCAAAGGCCCTTCGAAACAGATGGCTTCTTGCAGCCGTAAACGAGACACTCTGTAGCCATTTTATCCTCCGTGCCGGGGTTGTCAGCCCCGGCACTTTGGACTATTCCGCGTAACGTGTCAACTCATATTCCAGATGTTCCGTAAAGACCTCTCGGGTCGGTCCACCCGAACACATAGCGCTCGGTCGCCTTATAACGCATTGAATCGGTCTCGAAGTCGCCCTCCATTGACTTCTCCAACCCGCGACGCTTGGCCAGCTTCAGGCCTTCGCTCACATCAGTCTGCACCCACCACGCGGTGGTCGAGGTGATGCGTGAAAGATTGGCCTGCCCCTTCTTGAGCAGGTTCATCGTGTTCACGGGGTTGATGTCGTTGTTGGCAGCGCCCGTGCGCAGGGCCGACTTGAGCAGCACTTCCGCCTGGAAGACGTTGCTCGGGCCGGTGACGATCTGCGTCGGGGTGAGCCGGATGCGCTTGCCGTTGTTGTCGACGGCATTGCGAATCTGGATCAGCATCTGCTCCAGCGAAGTCTGGGACAGTGCGGCCGGGGTGGTAAGCTCGTTGCTGAAGGTGCTGCCGCTCGCAATCGGGTGATCGGTCGCGCACAGTTCCTTGCCGTCGCCGCCAGTGTAGCTGGCATTGAAGGCGCGGTTGAGGATGTTCGCGCCCAGCGTCTCTTTCGTCTCGACCAGCGACTGCGCCAGGTGCCGCGAATAGGTCGCGCCGATCCTGATGTGGTCGCCGTCCTCGACGAGGACCTTGGTCAGGGCGAAAGCCAGACCGTAGACCTTGTAGACGTAGCGGGCGATGAACAGCACGCCGCCGGCATCATAGGTGACGGGCATACCGTCGGGCAGTTCCGGTGCCGCACCCATGCCGAAGAGCACGGGCTCCTCGTGATAGTTGCGCGGAGTTCCGGTGAACTCCTTGAACACCTGCGACTGCTCGTCGTCACGCTGGTTGTAGAGACCGTCGAACTCCTTGTTCAGGATAGGCTCGACGATTGAGCGAAAGTCTGTTGACCTCATGGGGACAGCCATTGTTCAAGCCCTCCTTAATAATCGGCCACATCAGCGACATTCTGGTGCTCGCTGATCTGGACCTGGACGATGACGTAGGTGTCGCCCCATGCGTTGTTGGCGCCCGGCGTGATGCCAATGACGCGGAACGCTGCGTTGTTCGCCACGGAAGCCGTGTCGAGCATCTGGGAAGACAGCCCGGTGGTGGAGTTGCCGGAGGCAGCCGTGAAGTCGTACTGCGCACCGATGTCCGCCGCCGTCATGGTGGCGTTGGACTGGATGTCGTAGACGATTGCCGGGTCCAACGTAGCGTAGGCGACGATGTCGGTGCCTGCGGTGGACGCGGTCCACTTGTTGGAGATACGGCGACGGCTGTCGCTGTCCGTCCACTCGACACCCGAGAAGGTGCCAATGAAGCGATCGTTGACGGCTGCGGCTTCCAGCTTGCCGTCAACGAGTTTGACGGGCTGGTACTGGTAGATCGTGGACGAATATCCCGTAGCAATGGAATACGCCATCGGCCTCACGACACCCGACGGGTGGTATGAAGGCTTGAGCCCAAAAGGGGCTGAAGTCGAAGACATGGCCTGTTACCCTTCAATGAGGGTTGCGGGGTTCCCCGGCCAGTCGGCGTCTAGTTGAAGCTGACAGTCCGGGGGGCGGATGTAGACATATCCCGATACCCTTCTTCCTCGATGAGGGAGACCCCGTCCCGTTCGGCCATGGCACGCATAGCGTCCGCATTGGCCTTCATCTTGTCCTCTTCTTCCAGTGGCCCCTGATGATGGTTGATGTTCATGTAGGCCTGCCACAAACGCTCGGGCAGCTTGAACGCCAGCATCTCGTTGATCGCCACGATCCCTTGATAGTCGCCTTCACGGGTGGCGGCACTCTCCATGCCGGGCACTTCATGCCCGTAAATGGGTTCGTAGCCGAGTTCCATCCGACGACGGATCGAGTCGTTGGGGTTCTGGGTTGTGAGCCAGATGACCCGGTAGCCCGGAGGCACCGGAAGGTCGGGTAGGGCAGAGGTATGCCTCTGCAACCGGAAGCGGTCGAGTAATGCCTCGTCATCCCGTTCGCGGCTCTGCGTCACGTCGCGGTTCGATTCCACGCGGTCGCTGGTGCGGCGAGGGGAGCGGCCTACTAGGTCAGAGCCGTCCGGTAGTGATTTCAGTCTGTCGTCGGTGCTGTCGTTCACAGTATCGCGCTCCTTATCAGCGTGACGCATTGTTACGGTCCCAGTCCGCGTAGGACTTCAGGTAATCGTTACGACTTTTCGGGTCGTCCCAAACACCAAGCTCGATCATAGCGGCTTTCCGTTCCGGTGTCACGCGGATTTCTGTCCGGCTCCCCGAAGGCGCATGTTCACGGTTTCCGCCCACGGGAGGTCCTTTGCGTTTGGTCTGTTTCTGGGCGGGCTCGAAGTTCTCGGCCAGCCGGGCGGTAAGCTCTTCCCAGTAGTCGAGGCTGCGCGGATCGTACTCACGCGCTACCTCGGCGTCGATCCGGCGGGCCAGCGCGCTGTCGGGGTCGGCGCCGCTCGGGTCGTACCACGGGTTGGCCTGCTGCCACTGGCTCATGTAGCTCTGGACCTGCGGGTCGATCTTTGGTGCGGCCTGCTGCTGGCGCAACTGCTGCTGGCGCAACTGCTGCACCTGCTGCTTGGCGGCCGTCAACTGGTTGGCCTCGTACATCGCCTGGTCGCGGATGCGCAGCGCGGCTACGGCGTCCTCGCCATTGGCCGCGGCGATGGCCTGCGCGTGGATCGCCTCGGCCTGCCGGATGTCGTTGAGGGTCTGGCTGAGCCGCTGGTCGATGTCCTGCTCGCCCATGCCCAGCGTCGCCTGCTGTTGCTGGGTGAAGCCCTGCCGCAGTTCGGAGACCTCACGGCGCAGGATTTCAAGCTCGGTGCGCTCGCGTTCGCGGGCGTCCTTCTGCAGGGCACGTCGGCGCTTGTTGCGCTCGCGCAGCCGGGCCTTCTCGCGGGACTCGCCGGGCTGCGCCTCGTCGTCCGTGCTGTCGTCCTCGTCGTCGGATTCGCCGTCATCGGCAGCGAGCCGCTCGTCGTCCTTGTCGGCTTTGGCTGCTTCCGCTGCCTTTTGCGCCTCTTCCTCCTCGTCAATAACGATGAGTTCTTCTTCGGGCGCGGTTGCGCCGTCCTTCGTATCATCCATAATCCGGCTCCTTCCGGCTCGGTCAGTCAGACAAATGCGCGGACGGCGAGCGGGTCGCCGAGCACTTTGCCCGTCAGATCAAGATCGTTGAACAGCGCCACGATAACTTGGTCCTTGTCGTCGCCGTGGCCAACGTCGACAGACCAGCGAACGCCGCCATATTGCGGCACGCATACAAAATCATTGGGTTCGACCCACGCGCCCTCGGGCCACGGGCCCATCGTCTTGCGGTCGCGGAAGGCAACCGGCCCGACGGCGAGCACGCGGGCGACGTGAGTGTTCCAGTATTCGGTCTGGCGGGTGTCCGTGGTGAGGATAATGCCGCCCTTGGTCTTCTTCTTGGGCGCGCGAAGCTGCACCAGCACCCGGCTTCCCAGCGGCTCGATCCCGGCGTCCACCGGCGGGAACGCCTCCTCGATGCTGTCGTAACCAAACGCTATGCTGTTTCCTACTTCAAGCACTTGCACCTCTCCCTTACAAATCGAACTCACGCGAATGTTTATCCGCGACCATGTCTATGATCGCTTCCGCCGCTGCGCGCAAGCCTGCGTAGTAGCCGACGGCGTGACCGTAGGCGAACTCGGTCCGGTCGCCCGGTGACTCAACCGCTGCGACGGCGGCCGTGGTAGCGGCCTCGTCGATGCAGCGCTTGATGTCCTCCAGTCTCACGGCTTGGTCGCGGGCCTGCTGACGCTGGTCTGGACCTTGGGGTTCATGTTCATCGCCAGGCGCTTGTGCTGGGGTGTGTTCTGCGCGGTGATCCGCACGCCACGGTCGTTGCTGGGTTTATCGGCCATGTCTCATATCCTTCACGGCTTGGGGTTGCGGTCGGGGTTGAAGTCCTGATTGGGATTATGGTCCGGGTTCGGCCCGAAGTCCTGCGCCTTGGCGATCTGCTCCTTGGAGACGATCTCCATGCCTGCAAGCTCGATGGCGGTGCTGTTGTCGGCGTCGTTCATGCCTTCGCGCGACTGGTTGTTCTCGGCGGCGCGCTGGCTCTCGCCCTGCTGGCGCAACTGCTCGCGGGCCGTCTCGGCATCGCGGTCCTTCTCGCGGTTCATCGCGTCGAGCTGGTCGCGCATGGCCTCCAGCTTGAGGTTCTGCGTGTCGATCTGGGCCTTCTGCTGATCCGAGGCCTCCTTGCGCTTCACGTCCGCCATCGCCACCGCAATCGGATCGCCCGAGGTCTGGGCCTGCTGCATCTGCTGCATGAGTTGCTGGGCCTGCTGGATGGCCTGCGGCAACTGGGCGAAAGCGGTAGCCGCCTCCTCTACCACGAGAGTCGCGGCCTCGGACAGCATCCGGTCGAAGGCCTGCCGGTCGGCGCTGGAGCGCACCATCTTGCGCTCCTTCTCCACGTCGATGCCGCTGACGCGCTTGACCAGCTCGTAGGTCATGGCGGCGTACCACATGGCGACGTGCTGCGAGAGGTGGTCGAGCAGGACCGGCAGCGCCTTGGGCGCGATCAGGCTGCTCATGCCGAGCATCGGGCTCATCATGTAGGCGATGTGGGCCTTGAGGTGCGCGATGTGGTCCTGCCGCGGCATGGCGACGAGCGGCTTGCCGATGGAGGCCAGCACGTTCTCGCGCACCGCGTTCTCCTCCTTCGGGTCCATGTTGGGCACGAGGAAGCGGTCGGCGTTGGGGATGTGCAGCGTTTCGAGGAAATACTGCTCGGACTCGCGGCGGTCGTAGAGGTCCGGCACCAAGGCGGCGCGCTGGACGACGGTCGACGCCTGCGCGAACCGCTGGGTCTCGGAGAAGATGCGCGGGTCGCTGACCGGGACCACGTCGAGCGGCCCGGAGAAGTCGCCGCGCCGGGCGAGCAGTTGCCCGGCCTCGTCGACCACTGCACTCTCGTCGAGGTTGTCGCCGTTGAGCCGGTTGAGGATGCGCAGCATCCGTGCGAAGGCGTCGTGGCAGCGCTCGTGGATGGCCGAGTAGACCACCATGCCCTGTTCGATCAGTGCAACCGTGGTGCCGACCGGCGCGGTGCCCTGGTCGGCGAGGTTCTCGAACGTGGTCTGCACGACGCTGTGGCCGGCGTCGACGATGAAGCCGAGCAACTCGAACAGTGTCGCCGATGGCGGGTTGAACGGCAGCGGCATGTAGAGTTTGCGGATGTCGTCGACCATGGCCGAACCCTCGACATCGCCGATCTGGGTCGGCTGGAGGGTCAGGTTCTGGCCGCCCATCTTGCTCTTGAGCTTGATGCCCGACGGCACGTTGTTGATGTGCGCGGAGTCGAGCAGGGCGCGCAGCGCGCCGGTCGCGGCGGCGGAAAGCCCGCCGATCATGTGCGGCAGGCCGATAGCGTAGGCCCCGCGCCACGGCACGAAGGCGAACTCGACGAACCACTGCAGCTCTTCCTTGCTGTCGTCCTCCTCGGCCCAGTTGCGGTAGACCGACAGCACGGTGCGCGAAGTCACGTCTATCGAGACGATGTAGGGCGCAGTCTCGCCGTCGATCTCGGCGGTGACGTAGCACTCGTAGATGGCGCGCAGGCCGTCCTCGTTGTAGGCCGTCGACTCGCGACCCTCAACCTTGTCCGAGGCCTTGGCGGCGCCGGACTGTTCCGGCTCCATGCCGGGCTTGGGCAGGTCCACATCGCGGTACATGCCCGCCTCGACGCGGCTCTCGTACTCAAGCTGGGTGACGTACTGGACGTGGGTGCGGCGCTGCGCGGTGTAGAAGTTGGTCGCCGCGAAGGGCAGGTACATGTCGTCGATAGGGACGAACAGGAACTCGGGCCGGTTGCGCTTGTCGTCCCACCACAGCTTCAGATACTGCGAACCGCCGAGCGGAAGCTGCACCAGCAGTTGCTCGATCTCGGCGCGGGCGTTCTGGCACTGCACGGTTAACTGCCAGTTGAGCAGCCGGGCCTTGCGCTCGGCCTTCTCCAGCCGCTCCTCGGTGGGATCGCCGGGGACGTAGCTCTTGGCCGGGCCGCCGGCGGGCCATAGCTCCTTCATGGCGCGGGCCTCGAAGTCGATGGTCGCCTCGACCAGCATCGGGTGGACGACCTTGGACGCGCCCGAGAACTTGGCCCCGCCCGGCGCGTCGTCGCCGAGCCCAGTGCGGCGGATGCCCTCCTCGTACTGCTCGTCGCGCTTCTTGCGGGCTTCCTTGTCGCGCTCGATCAGTTCGAGCAGCGTGGTGGCGAGCCGGTTCATCTCATCGTCTGGCAGCGTCACGGCAAGGTTGGAGAAATGCTCCTCGTCGTCGGCGAGGCTGCCGTCCTCATCAAGCGTGACAATGGCCCCGCCGTCAGGGGTGTCTATGACGCCGGTATCGGCCTCGTCGATCTCGTAGGTCTCGTCGTCGTCCATGGAAGCGCCTTCTACCCCTTGTGGGGCCTATCGGTCAAGGATCGCGCCGATGATGAACCAGAGCGAGACTACGGTGGTCAGAGCACAGGCAAAGGGCATCACGGCGCTTCCCAGCACGGTGCGAGGTGGGCGTAGCCGCAACTCTCGCGCATGGCCTCGGCCTGCTCGCGCCAGTAAGCGGCTTCCCGGTCGAAATTGTCGCGGTCGTGCATGGCCTCGCGGGTCTTCTCGGCGAAGTCCGCCGCGCAGGAGGCGTAGAACTCGGTAAGAGGGTCTGCGGCATTCTCCCGCGGCCCCGTTACCACGTCGCATAGGGCCCAAATCTCACCCTTCTCGCCGATGCTGCTCATGCTGCCTCTCCTCATAGACTGTATGGATTCTGGACTTCTTCACGCGGCACGTCAAGCGGCTCGCGCGCAGCCCGCTCGCGCTCCTCGGCCTTGTCGATGGCCAGCGACACGAGGCCCCGGTCCATGCACATCCTGAGGCTCTGGGTCACAACGTCGACGAAGTCATCATGCTTTACGCTGCCATCGCCCGAGAAGGAACACAACTGCGCGATCAGGGGCTCGCACCACGTCCGGGGCTTGCCGGGGTTCATCTCGCTCTCGGGCAGCCACACCCGGCGTTGGGCGAATAGCGGCGAGACGATGTGCAGCCGCGACAACTTGTCCGCGCGACCCGGATTATAGGCATAGGCCTCGATGCCGTTCTCCATCAGCATCTGCCTCAGCGAGATGCCACTACCCTTGTCCTCGATCAGCAGAATATCAATCCCGTGGCCCGAGGTCGCCAGCATGGAACTCCCGTGCATGGGGGTGAACAGCGGCTTCTCCTCGTCGCCGCCGTAGCGCGCCCGCATCTCCTTGCGAACCCGCTTCATCAGCGCGGGCAGGCCGAGCCAGTCCTCCCAGCAGTCGAGCAGCATGACCTGCGTCGACACCTTGCCCTTGCCGTCCTTGTGTCGGAACACGCCAAACACACCGCAGGCCGTGGGGTCCGGGTCTCCCTTCGAGTCGAGTGCCTTCTCGGTATAGGCCGTGTCCAGCGACATGATGATCCAGTCGAACACGGGCAGGTTCTTCTTCGCCGGCCACAGCCGCATCCACGAGCGCTTGATGATCCCGGCTTCTTCCGGGTCGATCAACTCGCCGTAGAGCTCCTGCCGGCCCAGCCGGGTGCCCTCGTACTTGGCGACCTGGTCGAAGAAGGTCTCGGACAGGTTCGACCGGTTGTCGTAAGTGGACCCCTGGATGGTGATGCGGCGCTCGCGCGGCTTGATGAGCATCCGCACGAACTCGGTCGGGCGCGGCGTAGAGGTCCACAGAACGCGGGGGTTCTTACCCAACCGGAGACCGAACATGGCCATATCCCACGCCTCCTCGGCACCCGTTCCCCACGCCGCCACCTCATCACACCACAGGCAAAAATTTTGTGGACCGCGCAGACGATCAGCCTTCTCCGCCGAATAGCCGTAAATCGTCGATCCGTTCTTCAACCGGATATACAGATCGCTCGATGCGTACTGGTCGATCAGTTCGGGCGGGATGATGTTGAGCAAGCCCGACTCGCCCTCGAAGCACACGAACCGCACGTCGCGCTGGGTCGGTGCGATCACCCCGCAAGGCAGCCCCTCGGTGTTCTCCCACGCCATGCGCGCGAGCCATTCCGCACCCATCCTGGTCTTCCCGAATCCGCGACCACAGCGCGCCCCGAACTCGGTCCAGTCAACATCATCCGGCGGCAACTGGTCGGGCCGGGCGGTCTTGAGCCACGACAACTGCCAGTGCCAGAACGCGAGTTGCTCGGGCGTCGCGCCTTCGAGCAGCTCCCGTTGTCGTTCGAGTGAGGTGTCTCCCGCCATGACCGGCAATGTAGGCGAGAGTGGCAGACGGGGCAAGGGGCTCGCGGGGCCTGCCGGTTCGACTGACGGGGGCGCTGGCCCCTCTCACCAACAAGTGTGCCCCGCGAGGTTTGTCGTGGGTGGCATGGCGTCCCGCGTTACCGGACTACTCACCCTTCGGCGCGACAACGCCGCCACGTTTTTCTTGGAACGAGGAAACCTCCAGACCTTGGCGCGCCAACATCTTCCGGGAAATTAGCAACGGAATTAGGCACTGTAAAGAGGTTGCTGCGGCGATCCGCCCTGCATGGGCACTCGGGATGCAGCCCGAGGAGGTCGGCTCTGGGCCGACTTTCCCGCCGCAGCAACCCAATATTACGCCGCTTTGTCAGCCGAGGCAAGGCGGTCGCGCAGGGCGTAGCCTTCCAACTTCCACAGTTGCCGGATGGCGTTCTCACGCGCGAATTTCTTGCCGAGTTCGGCGCTGAAGTTCTCCGGTGAGGCAGGCGCGCTCTCGCCAACCACGAAGAAGCCGTTCTGCATCTTCAGCACACAAACCGTCAGGATGTCGCTGTAGACCGAGTAGCTTTCCTGCGCGATCTTCGCCTCCATAGACGCCAGGGTAACGCGGGGGTGGGTGGCAACGGCGGCGCTCGCCGCCTCATCAGCTTCGAGAGATGTCATGTTGTGTCCTTCCGACTTGCCGCTGGTTCCGCGCGGCCCGGTTCGCAGGGACGTTGCCTGCGCCGCCGGAAATAGCACAAAAATACAGGTGGGGGTAGGGTCTTGTTCGAGGCAGGGGCGGCAGAACGGGGTGCCGGGGGAGGGGTGGGGGCCTGTTTTGGGGGTTTTGGAGCCTGTAAAACGTGGGGAAATGGGCGGTAAGTGGTGACTGCAAGTGGCGTTATCGGGATTCCGACATCGGGGGTCAAAGTGGCGTGGTGCGTGCGGATTTTGGTGTTGAAGGGCCAACACGGAGCGTAATTCTGCGGATCGCTGGTAGGTGTTGAAGGGTGTGTCGCCCGGAGTCCCGACCCCCGCCTCACCCTCCAACGGTGGCAAGCCTCGCCCTACCCGCCCCTCGCCCCATGATCCCGAGCCTGCAAAGCGCCAGCGACTCACTAAGCAACGCCACACTTGCAAGCGATACATGCAACACAATTCTTTTAGCATAGACCAGGCCAGATAGGTGCGTGACATATCAATCACTTAGCACAATGAACAAGATACTATGCAACTAATGCTTGCAATGCTCTGCGACTCGGCTAAGGTGATTCGTGCAACAACGGAGAATGAGACAATGCAACGCTTCCATCTTCAAGACGCCAGCGCGGGCTTCTATGCTTTGACAGTCTATGGCGCCAGCAAGCGCGACGCGCTCAACCGGTACCGCGCGCAATGGTACCCACAACGCGATAGGCTCCCGCGCGGCATCGCTATTTGGAACGCCTAAGACTCGCCTGCCCCTAGCAACAACGGAGAATGAGACAATGGCTATCCTTACCAAGCGCCCTGACCCATACGAAGGCAAGCCGCGCGTCATCGCGTGCCTTCTCCGCACTGACACGGCCTATCTAACCTTCGCTGGCGAGCGCGACGATAGCGGGGAGCACAACACGCGCGTTCGCTTCGCCATGATTGGCGGTAACTATGGCTGGCTGCACAATTCCGCTGGAGATATTCGTTTCTGGTCAAGCCGCTCTGGCGCGCGTCACGGCATGAAAGCGGCCGGTTACTGACTCGCCTGCCCTCACTGCACTGGCCTAGCCGCCAGTGCAGCACTGGCAAACGAGAGAAGGAGCTAAGCCAATGATTATCGGATCAAGGCGCGCTGAAGAGGCGCGGGCCCATGATAGCCAGTCCGGCTATCACACATTCACAAGCGAAGCCGGCGAATCCTATGGCTCGTTTGAGGTGTTCTGGCACAACGGCGGCCACATGATCGAACCAGATGAGGGTGACGATATGCCGCTTGACGACTGGCGCGATCCTGAGCCGGCCGGTTGGTATTGGATTGCCGGCTTCCCCGGCTGCATGCCAGACAGCGAAACGCCTAGCGGGCCCTTCAGCTCGTCACGCGAAGCGCGCGAAGATGCCGACGAAAACTGGAGCGCCTAGTGATACCGCCCCTAGAGCCCCCTTGCGGTAGCTGGATCATTGTCCGGCGCGCCACTGGCGAGCCCGTGCTCGAAGTGTTCAAGCAACACCGCGCCACGGCTGAACGGATAAACCGTGCCGTCTATGCCGTGTTCACCGCTGCGCAGTGGCTTGGAGCACTGAACCAAGCAATCAAGGCAGGCCATGCGGACTATTGCCGCGCGGCTTATGAGACATTGGAAGGGAAAAACTAATGGGATACTCAATCAGCCTTAGCGGCTCAATCCATCGCAAACTGCGCATGCCGGTCAGTTTCGCGCTAGAGCCGCGCGAAGCGGCGGAAAAGGCGCGGCGCTACATTGAGTCGATAGGTGAAAGCGACTCGCTCCATACTGACTCGGCACAAGAGGCGCTGGATTTCTGGACGCTGGAAGAGATCGAAGGCGACTTGGCGCTCGCGCGCCAATGCGCAATCACGCTTTGCGGCGGATACTATTGCATAGATGTAACATGGGAGGACTAAAGCAAGTCGCTACCCTCTGGCGCTGATTCCAGCGCCAGGGGCTCTTGCCGCTTCGACTGGCGCAATTCCGCCAGCAAGTCACTTATGGCCGCCTGCCGGGCTTGCAGCTCGATAGGGCCACCATCGGGGCCGCTGTGCTCGATGGATTGGCGTTCGCGCCATTGATCGGGCGCGCGATTGCCTAGCCAATACTTGATGGCGCCCACATCGGCCGGCACGTGCTCCTGATATGTGGCGCGCAGAACGTTGCCGTCCTTGTCAAAGGCAACCTTCTCGCGCGGCGCCTCATAGCCTAGGGCGCGCTTGTATAGGGATTCCTCGACGCGGCCGGTGGCTATGTCAACGCCGAGCTGCCAGGCATGGCGGAAGGCGTCGTACTTCGTGACCCAGTGATACAGCGTTGTTTTGGAGACGCCGAACAACTTGGCTATTTCGATGTCGGGTGTGCCAGAGGCGCGCAAATCCTTAACCTGCAGCGCGAACATGGGGCGATACTTGGTCTGGCCATCGAACGTTGGATATCGGTTGCCCTTGCGCCCGCGCTTCCGCCCCCTTGTGCGAGGTGGCTTATCGATCGCCACAAACCCAGGGGGAAGCAATTCAGGAAGCATGTTCGATTGACTGACAACGGCCATGAGCCCCAACTACCCCAACCCAACGCCCAAAGTCAAACCCTCCCAGACCGGGCGCTGGGACTGAACCGGGGATACCCCAAGGGGGTATATCTCCCCGTGACATTCAGACCCATCGCTCCTCCGATCTTCTGCATTTTAGCCCCAAAAACCCTATGGGACATATGGGACATGTCCCAGGGACATTTCGCCTAACCCCATGATTCTAGGCAACATTTCCCGTTCGTCGCCCTGTTAGCAGGCCGATGGGACATGTCCCATGTTTTTCTTGACTATTCGCCCAAAACCCCGATACTCAGCCGGGCATGGGACATGTCCCATGCTTCCCGCTACTAAAACACTGATTCTACAAGACTGTTACCATTCGCTTACCACGTTTTCAGGCACAATCGGCACCTATGGGACATGTCCCATGTGTCCCATGCCTCCGACGCCGCCTAAACAACTGATTCAACTGCCAATAGCAACCCACATGTGGATAACCTTACAAGGAACCCCTCGAAATGGAAAAACAGGAACTTTACAACCAGACCGCCCTTGCTGCCGCGCTCGGTGTCAACCGTCGCACGATTCATCGCTGGGAGAGCGAGAACAAAATCATCCGGTTCGGCACTGGTTGGAAGGAAGAGAAGACAGGCTCCGCCCGCGGCTGGTCTGAAGCCGAAGTCGAAATACTCCGCCAGTGGCAGGCCGGCGAGATCGGACACGCTGAGATGTACGCTGCGCAGGCCAAGGCCCGCTCCGATGCTATCCTGGCGGTGGAAGTCCACCAGATGATTTATGACATGCGCGGCCACATGATCCGGCTTCTATTCCCCGACTTCGGACCCGGCGCCACTGAAGCTGAGGAGAACGAGGTATTCGACCGAATCTCCGCCATCCTCGATCCCGCCAACCAACCATCGGACGAGGTGATCGACGCCCAAATGGCAATCGAAGAGGCAAGGCACCCGGCAGGGACCCCCGACGCCCTGATCTGTGCTCACGTCGTGCTGTCGCTGGACGCGAAACGCGCGGCTGCTGATTTATTGTGAAGGGTATGCAATTAGTGCTTGCATGATGCGGCGAATCGGGTATTGTGACTCGGGCAGCCAAAGAGGACTAGAGACGATGGCAACCGTTAAACTCCGCTTCACCCCCTACGTCGGCACTCAGTCGCAGTGGCTTGAGATAGACGCCACTGTGCGCGGCGATCTGGCCATTCATCGCCCCGCCTATCTGCGTCCGGAGCGCGAAGGCGGCGGGCTCTCGTTCGTGGCCAACCGCTGGCAGGTCTCTCACATCCCTTCCGGCGACTCAGTGATGATCGCCACCCCGGACCGCTACTGGAGCCGCGACGGGTTCACCGGCAACAAGCGCGACCTTGTAGCTTGGGCCGAGGCGTTCCAACTGGCCGCGCCTGCCTTCTTCGCCGCGGCTCGCATAGACGACCAGGACGCAATGCGCGCCCTCGTCCACGAAGCCCGGCAGATAGGCAAGGGGCTGTGACCATGCACCGCAAGCCCCGCTCCTACAGTTCCGCCGAATGGGACGCTGGCCTGGCCGCCCTGCACCGCGCCGGGATCGCCGCAACCCTCGACTATACCCGCGACGGCTTCCGCTACCATCTGGCAGGCGACTCCATGCTGGCGCAGTGCCGCCCCGTAATCGAGTCGCCCTATACCGCAATGTTGATCGCTGATCGGCGCAAGTAACAGCGCAACCCAGGAGCAACCGAGATGACACCCGAAACACTACAAGAAACGATCCGCCTGCACGGCCTGTGGCTGAAGGGCGACTCTGCAGGCGCTTGCGCCAACCTTCGCGGGGCCAACCTTCGCGGGGCCAACCTTCAACGGGCCGACCTTCGCGGGGCCAACCTTTACGAGGCCAACCTTCAACGGGCCAACCTTTACGAGGCCAACCTTCAACGGGCCAACCTTCGCGGGGCCAACCTTCAACGGGCCGACCTTCGCGGGGCCAACCTTTACGAGGCCAACCTTCAACGGGCCAACCTTTACGAGGCCAACCTTCAACGGGCCAACCTTCGCGGGGCCAACCTTCAACGGGCCGACCTTCGCGGGGCCAACCTTCGGGAAGGACTCAAGGCTGGCCGCTGGATCGGCACCGCCTCACGCGGAGACTCTTACCTGTTCCAC